CTGAGATGAACCGGATAAGGTTTGAAGAAGAAATGCCTGCCTCATTGAGTGCAGGCGTCCTGTTGACGTCTACGCCGGGGACAAGTTTGAGGGATGCGTGCGGCATCTATCAACCTCTCGAAGAGCTTGCGACTGGCGAAGGCGACTGAGACGACCAGCCAGAAGATTCATATTTCTTGCGAGCTTCTTCAACGGCTGCGCCAGCTAATAATGCTTTGTATTGGCCTTCATAGCTGACGGCCATTTGCGGATCGTCGTTTGCCCGACCAAAATTGCGCTGGTAGCCACTGACATAAATCATGGAAGCCATGATCAGCAAATCAGGCAGATAAAGGCTGATAAATGTCGTAACATTTGAAGCAGACAAGCTGTCAGGCCTATAGGTTCCGACTATTTCAACCCCATAATTTGCATTTGGGAATGGCCCAACCAAAAACAAATTGTCATTGAATGGGCAATAATATTGCGGAATTGCCCGATTTGTAGAGTCGCCATAAACCTGATCAAGGAACTCTTTGGTTGCAGGCAAAAGAGGAACTCTTGTTCCTGAATCTGGATTGGTTGTGCCGACAGGAGTTATAACATTGAACTGTTCGGAAACGACGATCGTCCCTTGAGGTATCGTCAAAGTGCGATTTCCTGTCGTCAAATTATAGCCAGTTATGCTGATCGAGGTAAACAGGAAATCAAGATCGCGATACATCCTGTTTTCCGCATAGGTAATCATCTGCGGAAGGATGATTACGAATTCAGGATTTGTTTCCTCGACGACAGCAAGGGTCGCGATCTGGGTGACATATTGGGAATAGGTTAAACCTGTCGTCATTTAGCCACCCAGCATCTTCATTTAGCCAAAGAGCATTGGCAAGAGGCCAACTTATTATCGCACTTTTCTGTCGACAAATCAACATCAAAATCATGCTGATTCTTTGTCATCTGCCAGTTTCAAGCCGATTGATTTGACTTCTTCAACACGTCGGCCCCAGCCTTTTCCGAAAGTCCCCCAAGTCGGGAGCCTTTGCAGAAAATCCAGTCGGGTGTCGCAAAGGGCATCAACCATTTGGCTGGCTGGGCAGCTTTTGATCGCTTCCAAACTTTTGGGGCCAATGACTCCGTCTGCCGGAACCCCAGCGATCTGCTGGAGATACTTTGCTGCACGGCCAGTGCCGGAATTGACTGCCAGATCATATGCGGCATAATCCACACCAGATGGCAATTCATCGCCTTTGATCTTGTCCCAATAGTTCTTTTTGTAAAGCGGCTTGACGACATCTGGCGTCAATGCGCGCATTTCAGCTTCATCAACTTCGCGCCCAACAAATTCTTCCCAAACCTTTTTGGTGACGCCCAAATTGGTCATGCCGCCGGGATCTTTGGGGTGATTGACGAACCCTCCCTCATGTTTAAGAACCAGCTGGAAAGACTTCTCCCAATTCTCTTTTGCCATTTTATTTCTCCTTGTTTGCGAGGGCATCAGTCTTGGCTTTTGAGCCAGCCGACGAGCCAAAATAGTATGCGATGACGCCAGTGAATGCAGTCTGAAGAGCCCCAAGCATCAGGAGCAGAGCTTCGTTTCCGTTTTTAGGAACGCCATGAATAAACATCCAAAACAGGATGCCGAAAAAGCCAATCGTGATTGCCGCCGCCAAAATCTTGGGCGTGTGGTCGCCGGTCATGATCTCGCGGTTGCGGGCGCTGTCACGGTCCTTTGCCGAGATGCGTTCTAAATCAATTTCAAGCTCCGCCATGCGGGTTTTGAAGTCGGCATCAATCTGCTTGATGGCAGCAAGCTGGTCGGGCGTTGCGCTTTGCAAAGCTTTTGCAATGTCGGACTCAGACCCTTCCTCGCTGCCAAGCAGGACATTTGACAAGGTTTTTGCCGCAAGGCCCGCCAGCGGACCACCGAGAGCTGTCGCGAGGGTAGGCGCAAGCTGTCCAAGCAGTGGCCCCGCTACCTTTAGAATATCCATTTACCCCTCCTACTTAGATGCGACAAAAATTGTCACAAACATGCCAGCCAAGAGCACAAGGATTACGAGGCCCGCCGCACCATAAACCATAAGCTCGCCCATTGCCTCTTCGTGTTCTTTCTGAGCCCGCTCGGCAGCAGCCTTTTGCTCTTTTTTAATTTTGACCGTTTCAGCCATGACCCAGTCCCAAGCATGCAATCCTTGTTCAGAGATAAAGAGGTTTTTTGCCTCATTAAACATTTTATCAACTTCACGTTTCGCCATGTAGGCGTCCATCGCCAGCTTCTCAGCACTCTCTTTGCCAAACAATTTGGGCTTCGGAGGATTAGCAGCGATCTGTGTTAGCTTGGAGACGGAATCCATCAAGCTAGAGATGTCTTTGAACATCCCTTGTACTTCCTTGCCCAACTTGACGCCGGTCTTGATGGCCTCGTAGGAGCCTTTGGCAAGGGCGAGGATTGTTAGCGGGTCCATATTTACCTCGCCAATTCTCGTGTTGTCTGATTAATCCTCGCTCGTACTGCAACTATATCACGAGGCGGCCCTTTGAAGCCAACTGCCAAATAGCCAACCATCGTCCCCTGTTCTGGAGGAATTGAGCCCCTGCAAGCGTAGGTCACGCCCCTTGACACGATCCAATCGCCCGCTTCTGACGATGGCTCAAACGTCTCACACAGCACCTCGCCATTGAGCATTGAGATTGCAGCATGGTTGCGGGCTGGAGACCCTGAGAAAAATGCGCCCTTCTTGCCTTCCAGCGGAGCGTGACGGCCATCTGGGCTAAGAGCCACGCGAGTTGTTCTAGCATTGCTGGATAGATTGATTTCGTGAACGATAATTGTCTCAGCACGAAGGTCTCTCATAAGAGCCTGCGCCGCACCGACGATACGCTCATCTGACACCATAGTTGGCATGGTATCGTGATTGATGACCTTATTGATGAGCTTTTCTTGGTTCTGATACACAAGGTATCCGGTCAAGCCAAAAGCACCTAAAAGAATAACGACCGCCAACTTGAATGGGCTGTCTACCCACTTCACAACATCAATGGCCTTATCAAGGAAGCCAGATGGCGCAGGTTTTTGCGGGTCGGGTGATGGGGCGAGTGGCTTTTTAGCACCAGTCTTTTTAACTGCGGCTTTCTTGACGGTGGATTTTTTAGTGGGAGTTCTCACTTGTCCGCCTTTCCGTCCAACTTGTCGTAGATGCGCTGGAACATGTGCTCTATGTGTTCCATACGCTTATCAAGATCAATTTTCATGACATAGCTTTTGGGCAATTCTGTCTCTATGTCATGGAGGTCTTGCCGCAGTTCTTTGACAGCGCCCCACATTTCACGCGCAAACCACCCGCCGACGCCGGTCGCGAGCATAAATGCAGCATTCATCATGGTCTGGTGGTCCATCACCATTTTCCTTCCGGGCATTTCTCGCTTGGAAACAGGCTCTTCAGCGACATCAAGCACCCGCACACGCCGCATCTATTTAGAAACGGTTTGAACTGGTCGCATGTCTTGCAGATTGCCATGCGCTTTTCACTGAGCTTCTGATCTTCCATCAGTTCAACGCCCCCAAGCGTGTGCCAGTGTTGACCCAAGTGATGTTAGAATTGCCGTTAGTGCAGTCACCGGCAGCGCCACCAGTTCCCGGACCAGATTGATTGGTGTAGCCGCAGCGAGAGGAACCGCCACCAGAGTTGCCCGGCTGACCTAAAGAGCCGCCAGTGCCGCCAGTTCCGCTGCCCGCAGAGCCACCACCTGTGGTCAAGCCACCATTAGAGCTTTGTATGAGCGAAAGTCGGTAGCCTGTATTATTTCTCCAGTTGGTATAGCCCAGACCACCTGTGCCATAACCAGCACCACCGCCACCCGGAGCCATACCGTTAAGCTCAACACCACCGCAGCCTGTGCAACTACAGTCAGCCTGTGTTGCGCCACCAACGCCGCCACCGCCACCGCCACCACCGACCGTGCCATTCAGGTTATCAATGCTGACAGCATAAGTCGTGACGAAAGCAGTGCCGCCGTTAGCATAAGCTGGCGCAGTTAGGTTGTAGTCCGTGCTATTTGGATAGCCTTTGCCAGCGCCCGTGCCGCCCTTGCCAACGATGTAGCCGTTGTTTGTGATGTAGATGGAGCTATTGGCAGGAATAGAATAGATCGTGAAAGCGGGAGATGCCGTAGTCGTTGAGTAAATGACGACTCCGTTGTTAATTGTGATGTTCACGATAACTGGCCGCTGACCATCCCAGCCAGCAGCGATCATCTGGTTGTACAGATTGTAATCAGCTTGATCCGACGAGATGGTGCGGAAGAACAGGAACGGCCCCGCAGCACCCAGCAGCATATTGGCTGTTCCCATTACGCGCCCTCCACCGGATCAGGCGGCAGCGGCTGGTTGCCTTCCGCGAGCCATTCCAGATATTTCTGGTAGTCGGTGTTAGCTTCGTCAAGCGGGATGAACGCATTGTCTGCGAGGCGCTTGATGCAACCTGTCTGCCCTGTGATTTGGTCAAGAATGATCTGATACATCTCAAAGCTCCGCAGACGCTATAAGGGCATTAGATGTTGAGTTTCCGCAGTACAAAATACCACCATTTCCAAGTGTAAAACTTCCCGATGAACAGGCGGCTTGAAACCAAAATGAACTATTAGATGCTTCATAAACAGTTGGTAAAGATGAAACATTTGCTGCAACTGCTCCAGCCACAAAAGTAATTGTTCCGGTGTAAGAAAGCGTAGGGGTTGCTCTTAAAGCGACAGGAGTCTGTACAGTACAGTTTGCGCTTGTTGAGGCCGCTGCATACCCAATCGCAATCGCAGGGAAGCTGGTTGCGCCAGAATTAACTTGCGGCCTCCAAGCCAAACAATACCTCTGACACAACGCCAACTCCGTGCCATACAGCCGACGCTCAAACGGAGTTGCGACCGTGCCGACTTCAAGCTGGACGCCAGTGACGTAGAAGGTAGCGTTATTTGTAGAAATTATATTTGTAGCGCCTGTTGCGGTAACAAAGTTACCAGTAGCCCAAGCTCCTGCGGTCCCAGCGAATGATGATCCACCACCAAGAGAGAAGCGAACCTCAATTCCAATCCCATTAGTTTTATTCCAAGTTCCTGATGTGTCGCCGGGAACTGTGATTGTTTTATATTCCCAAGTGTTTGCCGCGCTCACAGTAAAGGTAAACGGATACGACCGCGAACTATTAGTCAACGAGCCACCCATCGTCCCAGTAAGAGAGCAGCGGACCCAGAACGAAAGCGTAACCGTTGATGCACCCGCAGCACCCCATCCAAGATCAGCGACATTAAAGCCTTCAATCATTTGACGAGTGCCAAAATAATCACCCGCCCCAACAGTGACGTTGGCTGCTGCGGCAACCGTAAGGCCAAGATAATTTGTAAAACCAGAAGGAGGGGTGACGCTGCCAGCATTTTGCTGAGCGGTAAACTTTGATGATTGCGAAAGATAAACATTGAACCGATCAACAAGGTATTGATCCGCAATAGGCGTCACACTCGCCCCAGCATTACGCTGGTCAATGACCATCGCGCCGTTGATGATGCGGTTGCGAAGGAACCCAGTCGCTGCAACAGTTGAGAGATTAACAGCATTTGTCACGGTGCAGGCTCCACTACCGGAGGTGTAGAAACAGGGCGATCAGCAGCCGCAACAACCCAGCCATTAGCAAAAGCGAGCATT